ACGAGACATTGGTTCTCCGAGTTGCCAAAACAAACAGAGCATAAAAATAAAAATGTCAAATTTAATAAAGCAAAAGCTCCATGGGAAAACAATTAAATTTTTTGGTCCACCGGGCACTGGAAAAACACACCGGTTGCTTCAGCGTGCTAAAAGATTTTTAAGAAGAGGTATATCACCCGACGAGATTTGCTACATATCGTTTACAAATAAAGCTGTGCAAGAATGCTTGGACAGGGTTAGGAAAGAATTCAAAGGCTACGATGAAGATGATTTTAAATATTTTAGAACATTACATAGTTTGGCAAGACAACAGTTTGCAGAGATACCTGTATTAGATCCACGTGTAGATATGCTGCAGTTTCATACCGAGTATGGCACAGTCAAATTAAATTACAAACCTAATTGGGATGATCAAAATGTATATAATAATTGGTCCTTACAAATTTACGATAAGGCGAGGAACATGAAGGTCGATCCTGTAGAGCTTTACAAAAAAGAACCACGTAAAAGAGTTAGACTTCAACAATTCAAATCAATCATACATAACTATGAAAGATATAAGACCTATGAAATAGAACCAGGTAAATTTAAAAATGATAGACTAGATTTCACCGATATGGTTGAGAAGTATATTAAATCAGGGTTGGCAATAAATTTTAAAGTTTTAATGGTAGATGAAGCTCAAGATCTTACCCCTCTGCAGTGGGACATGGTTGTAAAATTAGCTATGCATGCAGACAAAGTTTATTTAGCAGGAGATGATGATCAAGCGATCTACGAATGGAATGGTGCGAATGTATATTATTTTCAAACATTCCCTGGTCGTTCTAAAATATTAGATAAATCTAGAAGACTAAATAAACGTGTGCATTTTTTAGCAAAGTGTTTGTTGAATGGTATGGAGGGACATAGGGTGATAAAGAATTTTGAATCTAACAATAAAGAAGGTGAAATCTTTCGTTGGAGTTCTTTGCGTAAAGTGCCTTTTGATATGACAGGTAATTGGATGGTGCTTGCAAGAATCAATGATGTAAAAAAAGAATTGCAAGGTGAAGCTAAAAATATGGGTTTGTATTTCCAAGATATGAAAGGCAACAAATCTTTTGATATGAATCAATGGAAAGCTATACAAGATTGGGGTAAAATTTGTGATGGTGGTGCAATTACAAGAGAGGACGCTTGTAATATGTACAACTATCTTCTTAATATAGATCACGGCTACCGGTCAGCGGACAGCAAGAAGTGGAGCTTTGCTCACCCAAACCAAGTATTTGATTTTGATCAGTTACATTTACAAGGTGGAATGGTAGAAGATAAAACAGATTGGCAGACAGCTTTCAAAAGAAAATTTAAAGATAGTGATAAAAAATACTTTGTCAAACTTATTGATTCGGGAGCGAACTTAGATGACCGAGCACCTATACTTATTGATACAATACACCAGGTCAAAGGTGGTGAGGCAGACAATGTAGTGTTGTCGTCTAAATGTAATTTCCCTTCACATTTTGATAGAAAGTCATTGATAGATAAGATACAAGAACTACGTGTTTGGTACACAGGAGTAACAAGAACTATTAACACACTACACCTATTAGGAACGTTTCATAAGTATAACTTTCCATTGAGTAAATATTATAAATTGTATAAAAGTAATTATGTCAGTATTTAAAAAACAAGAAGGCGGCTCACATTATCAAAAGTTTAAGATCCAACCGGCACAATACTCAATCAAAAATGATTTACCATGGCCCGAAGGAGAGGCTATCAAATATATTACACGCCACAAACTTAAGGGTGGTAAGAAAGATTTATTAAAGGCTAAACATTGTATTGATATGATTATTGAAAGAGATTATGAGTCATCAACTTAATTTTATTTACTCTGATTCTGACTGGGTTTGTCCTTCAGAGTATCCTGATCTGCGTGCAGCGGATGAGATAGCAATAGATTTAGAAACTAAAGACCCTGAACTAAAAAAATATGGTGCGGGTTGGGCATATGGTAAAGGCCACATTGTTGGTTTTGCTGTAGCTGCGTTAGGTAAACAATACTATTTCCCAATAGCACACGACGCAGGGGGCAACATGGATCTATCTATTACCGTAGCGTGGATGGAGGACTTATTAAAAAGCCCAGCTACTAAAATTTTTCATAATGCTGCATATGACTTAGGTTGGTTGAAAGCAAACAACTTTGTAGTCAATGGTAAGATTGTAGATACTATGATAGCTGCAGCTCTTATTGATGAGAATAGGTGGAGCTTCTCCCTCAATGCCTGTGCAAAAGATTATCTTGGTGAGATTAAAAACGAAACCTTTTTGAATGAAAAAGCAAAAGAATGGGGTATAGATCCAAAACAAGACTTATGGAGAATGCCTGCAGGTTATGTTGGCTTTTATGCCGAACAAGATGCAGGTCTTACATTAAGATTATGGCAAAGATTCAAAGCTGAAATACAACAACAATCACTTAATGATGTTTGGGAAATGGAAATGGCTTTACTACCAATACTTATTGAGATGAGATCAAGAGGTATACGAGTCAATGAAGAGAAAGCACAACTATTAAAAAAAGAATTTATACAAAAAGAAAACAAACTTCTTAAAAAAATTAAAGATGAAACTACACTTGGTGTAGATATTTGGGCTGCAAGAAGCGTAGCACAAGTATTTGACAGGGTAGGTATAGACTATCCGCTTACACAAAAGTCAGGAGAGCCATCATTTACGGCAAACTGGTTAGCTAACTGTGAGCACCCTATAGCACAATTGATTCGTGAGGCTAGAGAAGTTAATAAATTTCATTCTACGTTTATTGATTCGATACAAAGATTTGTACATAAAGGTAGGATACATGCTGAGATCAACCAACTAAGATCTGATCAAGGTGGCACAGTATCGGGAAGATTATCCTATGCTAATCCAAATCTACAACAAATACCTGCACGTAACAAAGAATTTGGAAATAAAATTAGATCGTTATTCTTACCTGAAGAGGGTAAACAATGGGGTTCATTTGATTATTCACAACAAGAACCAAGATTAGTAGCACACTATTCATCGGCCATCGGACAAAATTTAGATGGTTCAGAAGAGTTTATAAAAGCATACCAGGATGAGTCTGCAGACTTTCATCAGATCGTAGCTGACATGGCAGAGATCTCACGTACACAAGCAAAAACAATTAATTTAGGATTGTTCTATGGTATGGGTAAAAATAAATTATCTAAAGAATTAGGAATATCTAAAGACAAAGCAGAAATACTATTAAATAAGTATAATTCACGAGTGCCCTTTGTAAAAAAACTAGCAGAAGCTGTAACACAATCAGCGAGTAAGTTTGGTTTTATTAGGACCATTAAAGGTAGAAAATGTAGATTTGATAAATGGGAACCTGCCACTTTTGGTATGAATCAGGCAATGAATTACAATGAAGCGAAAGCTAATTATGGTAATAATATAAGACGAGCTTTTACTTACAAAGCTTTAAATAGACTAATACAAGGATCTGCTGCTGACCAAGCTAAACAAGCGATGATTGAGTGTTTCAAGATGGGGTATACACCTTTATTACAGATACACGATGAGCTATGCTTTAGTGTATATGATGAAAAAGATATGAAAAATATTAAAAATTGTATGGAAAATGCTATTGAAAATTTACGTGTACCGTTTAAAGTAGATATTGAATTAGGATTAAACTGGGGAGAGACACATGACTAATAGATACGTACCGCATGACGAAAAGAAAACATCATGTATGAGATGTAAAGATCATAGAGAGATTTGGGTTTATAAGGACACGTCTGAAGGCAACATGATTCGAGTTGATTGCCCAATGTGCAGTCCACAACGGCCACCGGAAGAATTAAGACAACAAGGTTTGATTTAGTGTGGAACCGAAATTACGTATACTCTCATTAGGCGCAGGAGTGCAAAGCTCTACAATGGCTTTGATGGCGGACAAAGGTGACTTTGGTGTCAAACCTGATGCAGCCATATTTGCAGACACGGGTTGGGAACCTGAACCAGTAATCAAACATCTTGAGTACCTTAGAACGATTCTAAGTTATCCTGTGCATATTGTTCAAAAAAGTAACATACGATCAGATATACTTGCAGCCTTAGCACCAGGCGGAAATCAATTTGCATCTGCACCTTTCTACACATTAAATGAGCAAGGTAAAAAAGGTATGGGTCGTAGACAATGCACGAGAGAATATAAAATTACTCCAATAGCGAAAAAAATAAGAGAACTTTGTGGTTTAAGACCAAGACAAAAGTTTCCAAAAACAGACTATATTGAGGTGTGGGTAGGTATCTCTACTGATGAGATAATGCGTATGAAGCCCTCTAGATTTTGGTGGCAAAAAAATAGATTTCCTTTAATTGAAAAAAGAATATCAAGGCAAGATTGTTTAGACTGGTATGAGGGTAAAGGTTACAGGAAACCAGTAAAGTCTGCATGTATTGGTTGTCCATTTCATGATGATAGATTTTGGATAGATATGAAAGCTAATAGACCAAATGAATTTCAAAACGCTGTTGATTTTGACAAGGAGATGAGAGCACATAATCCAAAGGTAAAGAATTTTGTACATAGATCTTGTGTGCCTCTAGATCAAGTAAAATTTAAAGGTGAGGATCAAATAGATCTCTTTAATCAAGAGTGTGAGGGTATGTGCGGAGTTTAGTCGAGAGTGTTATTGACGTAGGTTCAGGATTTATATTAGCTATACTAATACAGCTTTATATATTTCCTTTGTTTGGTTTGTATCCAAGCATTTTAGATAGTATTGGTATTGCATTAATATTTACTGTTGTAAGTATTACACGATCGTGGATTTGGCGAATAATATTTAAAAAGTACTAACGATAACCAGTTCCGTCTTTTCGATTTCTCCAACGTTTTCTCCAAGACCAGGAATTAAGTTTCGATGACCAATGCTCAATGATTGCGTAGTATTTATCTAGTTGTCTAATAAAAAAGTTTTTTAACTTCGTAATGGCATCAGGAATCGTCAGCAAAATTTTTTAACTCCTCTTTCTTTTCACTTGCGTGTGTAATAATACCAAGTTGTTTATCTATTTCATCAAGATGTTGTGGGTGTTCTCCAATTCCGACTGATTTGGTAAGGTATATTTTTATTGTTGCATCGGCTGCTGCTATTTCAGCATCGTATTTTTTTTCAAGAGCGTCAAGGAGTGCGTGCTTTAGTGACATAACTACAATGTACTATAGCGATTTAGCTTGCTATATCAAACTCTTTTTTTACTTCCTCAACAGTATTTGTATTAATTTTTACTTTGAGGTTTTTTATTGCGATATCAATCCACTTCATGTCTGGTGTAACTTTACCTTGTTTGAGCGCTTGAGTTGCCCACTTAGACTCTAGTTCCAGCTTCTTTGATACCATCTCTGCTAGTGCCATTTTTTATCTCCTCATATGTGATGAAGATTCTAGATTTATTGTAGAAGTCTTCATCTTGACATCGAAGCTTCCCGGCTTTCATTTTTTTCTCCGCCTGACTTAAAGCTTCGTCGTCGGTTTTAGCACTGATTGTCCCACTAAAATACTTGCCTTTGTATCGTATCTGAACAAAATAGTGCTTCATAAGAGATTATATACCATATATGGTGGTCTTGACAACCCCTAAGCTCCATGAGCTTCAGTGCAGGTAAATTTAGTAGCTAATCGATTTCGCTCTACTACATCTGGGTTTATTTCACTTATAATTATCATAGATTCTTTATAGGCTGCTTTCATACAATCATTCCAAGAGTCATAAGGGACCGGATATTGAACCATAGGCATACAAGTTAAATCTAAAAAAGAGCACACCGCTATTGACATAAAAAATTTCATTTGTATCCCATTTTATCCTTGCTTTTAATATTAGAAATGTTATTAAACTAACCTTAAAAGGAGAGTATAACATGAAGATAAACGTACTAAAACCCACGTGGTCACAGGGAGGACCAAATGACCTTGTTCACGAGATAGATAAAGATACTAAAGCTATCTTAGTTGAACTTAAAGATAATGGGGAGATACATTTTTACATTGATGGTGAAAGAGTTGATGGACATGCGTATAACCCTAAGTATAAAGCAAGTATTGACTTCCATAAAATTATGGAATTTATTAAATCGACATTGGACAAAGCGCAAGCAACAATGTTTGTAGGTAAAGACGGAAAGCCAATACAATGAAAAACACAATACTTAAATCAAACTGTACAGAATGGCGAGAGTTTGCATCTAAAGTAGATAATATATTACAGGACATGGTTACTATTGATGCTGGGGGCAACCCAGTTGAAGAAGGTAGTGAGATGTTTAAAGATACTGTAACAAAGATTACTGCTTGTGAACTAGATATATTTGGATCGCCAACCTATCCAATCAATGAGTTGGTAGCAAAAGAACTTGTAAAGATTGAGATAGAACGTAGAAACCTTGAATTTATGGAGAATGCATAATGGGACCTTTAATACAGTGGACATTATTTTCTTTGATTATGTTACTAAACCCTAAGATTTTATTGATCGTATTTGGTTTATTAGCATATTCTATCTTTTTTTAATGGCCTCTTGGGTAGACAAAAGAATCGCTGCTATCAATCGTAAGATTTGGAAAAGCGGCAATAAACGAGCAGCTACAGAGGGTTACATTTGTGAGATGGACCGTCTGTACAAGACAACCTGTAAAAATAAGAAGGAGTATAAAAAATGGATATCACAAAATGGAAATCAGTAGCAGTTGATATTGAAACATTTACAATTGTGAAAGCTTTGGGTAAACACGGATTCAGAGGCCCAGGAGCTATGATAGCCAAATTAGTTGATTCCGAGCTTAAGAAAGTAGCTAAGAAGCAAGGGGTAAGCCCTGACGCATTTAGAGCTAAATTATTAGCCGAAGGAAAGACATTAACAAAAGCTAAAAAATAATACTTGCACTTAACCCTATAAGTCTATATTGCTTATAGGGTATTCCTCAACCTAATGAAAAGAAGGGGTTTCAAATCTTCTTATTATCACAGAATAACGGACACAATTTTTTATTAACTAATAGGAGATTGTTTTGGCAGAGAAAAAATTACCTGAAACTGGTAAGATCGATAGTGTACTCGATAAACTTGTACTGTTATGCCCTAATAAGCGTACGTACGATGAAATTACCTCTGTTATGTTCCAATTATATTGTGGAAATGATTTTGGTTTGGGGAGTGCTAATTTATCCTTAATTGATAAAATAGAAAATAACTGGAGAATAGGACGAAAACGAATCGCAAAGACTCGAGGGTTGTCCTTAGTTAAAAATGTATAGTAGCCAGCTTCCACATCCATATCTTTCCTTAGCTGGTTGCTATGCAGATGTTATTTGATGAATTCTTAAATACCAAATCAGTTGAAAAAATGGACGGCCTAGAAAAAACTAGGTTTATGAACGACCTCCTCCTTGAATATAAGGATCCAGAGAACTCACACCATATAAGGTTGTTTTATTATGATTTGCTCACCGCACTTATTAAAAATCATGGGCACTAATCTTGCTACAGAATTTGTAAGAGAACCGAAGATCCCTGATCAGCGATTATACCAGGCGGTAATTATACAAGCTTTTGAAGATTGTTTATATACCCTAGGTGGTAAACAAGAGGCTTATTATAAGAAAGATGCCCACGAATGGTTCTTAAATAAATCCCCTGATTTTGAAAAAATATGCTATATGGCAGGGCTAGAACCTGATATGGTTCATCGAAGGTATAAAAGATGTTTAGAAGAAAAGATTATAGTTTTTACAGAAGTACAAAGATATTGGATTGAATATAAAAATGAGTATAAGAACTATAGAGCTGCAGACTCTAAAGAAGAACGTAGATCTGTTAAAAAAAGGATTGATATGATTCGTGATCGATTGGGGTTGAAATGAGAATGTTGTGCCTAGTTGTGGTATGTGTGGTACTTGTGGGATGTAGCTCTAATAATAAGGTAAAATTTAATCCCATTACTTCTATAGTTAGGGTTGTTACAGGTATTGGTAAATGAAACCCATAATGATAACATTATTATATTTGACTACCCTTGGTGAAATTAAACTTGACACATTTGAAATTAACGAATCATGTAGTGCATGGTTTCATTCGAATGTAACAGTGCATGAGAGAAAACAACGAAAGCTGTTTACTAATCTTTACTATCATACTTACAAGGATAAACAGGTAGTTGGTTATATTTGCGGTGGCGATGAGCCAAGTTAGAGTAAGAAGTGAACTACAATAAATATTAGTATTACTGCTGCAGTTGCTAAATTAAAAAAATCTATATCATTCACGGTGGTCTCCTTGATTTTAAAGCTACCCTTGAAAGTTTGCGAGGGAAGTTTTCATTTGAATAGCCCATACATAATACATACCACAAAATACCGGACACCGGAAACAAAAAAACCCTGGTTGAGGCTACCCAACCAGGGCGAAAGGTATAACAATGACTTTTTACGTTAAAGAAAAAAAGGTACCTAGGGAATAGATACGATTAATCTATTGTTATGTGATATTTATACAACATTATTTGAATTTTATCTATATAGATTATTACACCAGAATAATTTTATTTTAGAATCGACCCAGATTAGGTGGGTCTGATGGGTCTCTAAACGATTATGTAGATATATCAACGGTTATTGGTCAATCTATGGTGTCCCTCAAGGTGTCCCCTTGGTGTCCCTTAGACCCACCACCTGTCTTATGGAAGGGCAAAATGTTGATGAGGGTAGTGTTTCTATTACTTCTAAAAATCTATATAATAAAAAACTATGAAATCAAGTAAATATTTAGCCGGTGGTTTAATTAGAGGAATCGGTGGTAAAGCTATCAAGTCTTTTGTTGGTTCAGATCTGTATAAAGGTTTGAAAAGTAAAATGATTAAAGATGTAAATAAGTTGTATAGCACTTCTAAGGTGAGTGAAAAACCAAGTAGAAAGATTTTTTTAAAGAATCTTAAAAAATTAGATATTAAAAACCAAAAAGCTAATATCATTAGAAAAGCTTTATCTATAACTGAAGGCCCAGTAAAAAATTTAGATAGAAAAATGCAAGTCGCTCTGAAATTAGGAGCAAGAAACACAAGAAAATATCAAAAGAAACTTCAAGAGATCGGAGCTGCCTACATGGCTAAAGGTGTGCGAGATTTTGTAAAGAAAAAGAAATCGAACTAATGCCAGGCTTAAAGAAAAAAGAGTTAAGAACTGAGAAGGACTTGACCATAAAACAAAAGATGTTTGTTGATATCCTAGTTGGTAATTGGGGTGAGATCACAAAGTCTGATGCTTTAAGACAGGCTAAATACGAGTGTAAAAACGATAATGACTATTCTGTTATTGCAAGTAGATTAACTAACAGAAAGTTAAACCCTCACATATGTAAATATCTTGATAAAAAATTAGAAGAGATATCAGCGAAGTATGAGAGAAACAAGATACGAAGATATAGAAGATTAGAAAGATTTGCCGATATGGCTGCCGATAATAAACAATACTCAGCAGCAGTAAACGCAGAGTATAGATCAGGTCAGCTTGCCGGTTTATATGTTGATAAGAAAGAAGTAAAAGTATCTGGTTTGGAGGGGATGTCACGTGCAGAACTCGAAAAGAAACTACAAGAGTTATCGACGAAGATCGACGGCTACAATGCCAAGACGATCGAAGTTGAGTCTGAGACAAAGGCAATTACTGAAAAGCCTTAGTTGGGAGAACTTCATTACTGTCTTTAATGAGGTACATAACTCAGAACTTAAATTAAAATTAGGTCAAGTACATGTCAAGACGAAGAAAAAAATCTAAATATAAACATGCCGTCGTCGGTAAGAAAAAGTATTATTTTTATAAAATTAGGTGGATTGATATCACTGGTGATGCGGGACACAAGACTGAAGATGAGATGAAGAAGTTGGAATGTTGCACTTTGGTTTCACAAGGATACATACATAACATTGATAGAAAGAAGAAGACCTTGACTACATTTGCCTCTTACGATGAGAAAGAACCTGTCTTTAGTGATACAAATATCTTTCCTTTAGGGTGTATTTTGAGCAAAGAAAGAATCAAAAACTGACTTAATTTATGGCAGTCAAGAAGCGTGAATCAAGACTATCACAATTGATTCAAAAGAACTGTAAAAACATACATTTTACTCGCATAGAATCTAAAACAATTAATGGTATACCTGATCTGAATTGTTGTGCTGAAGGCGTAGAATTTTGGATGGAATTAAAATCAGACAAAGTCAAGTATCCGAGGCTTTCTAAATGGCAAATCAGTTGGATTAATAAACGAATCAAGAATGGTGGAGTTGTTATCATCTGCAATCAGACCCTCTTGGACAGACGCTTAGAACTATACAGACCGGTGTCCGTGTTTACAGATCCTCGCACCCTCGTGCCGTCGTCGTCGTTCTCGTTCCCATACGACTGGCCATCCTTCCGGAGGCACCTGCTGGCTCTGGCCAGGCAGCGTTCTCCCGAAGCTCGTTCTCGTGCATAGATGTCGTTGCCGTTTCTCGTTGACAACGGACCGGGATCCGAAGGTTACAAACTGGTGGCAGCACCAGCGTAGTTCGGGATGTCGTCTCGTTTTACAAAAAGCATTGTCTTTGTTTGTTTTTAAGAAGTTGCCAGCTGGCGTCAGGAGAAGCTGTAGCTGTCGTTTCGTACAGAGAGGTAGGACTTACTTGGTTTATTGAAGCCTGAAGCCAGAGCTGCTGCCAGGAGAAGCTCCTGAACTTTTTTATTGACAGCTATCCCATCTTATCCTAAGTTGCAGGTAACAAAGGAAGGTTATGACAAAGAAAGAAAAAGAAGATAACATACTTTACTCCTGCGGCGATTGCGGAGATAAAGTTTATTTTAAAATCAAAGAGATGGAACACAAGGACCGTGATCACGTGTACGTTCGTTTCAAACGAGGCAGCATCGTAGAGAAGATGTGGGTGCGCATCCACAACGGTAACCAAAAGGTCGGCAGCGGGACCTTGGCTAACTCGCCGTCGTTACTCGATGATTACCTACAGTACCAAGATCCTGTCAGTTACAGCACAGGTGACGATGGCATCACACGGGAGGTTCTCGATGCCTAAAGGGAATGTACATAAGAAGCTTCGTAACAAGAAGATAACCATGGTGGTAGATAATATATCCGCAGGGCAGCTACATGCCCTGCGTCTCGAGCTTAGAATCCTTTCTCGTCCTTGGGAGAAACAAGGAGTCAGGATCCGGCAGCTGGGTAAACGGCCTGGCCAGGAGAAGTTAGTCGTATGATGTCGCTCGTTTTCGTGGCAATCATAGCGTGGTTGTTATTTCCACAACTAACTGGGGCGCTGGCTCTGGTGGCGATAGTTTTGCTGTTTTCAGGTATAAATTTTTTAAGTTGACTTTTGTATGGGATATGATAAGACGATAGATAACAAAGGAGAACTATGGGACTAGATCAATACGCACACCTTCGAGGTAAAGATATAAACTTCGAAAAGGTGTATAACTCTGACAATTACGACCCGAAAGAAGATGGGTTCGTCTGGAGAAAGCACGCCCGTCTGCAAACATTTATGAACCAACAATGGCAGAAGCAGAACGAACGGGAAGCAAAGAAA